ATTTGGTTTAATCCTTGCTATAATTGCGGGATTGTTCGCTACCACGATAAAACGTGGCGCAATGGTTCATAACAGCGCGTATGCCTACAAAACAATCCTTGTCAAGTCCATGTTTGAGGCTTGTGTCAAGGATCGCGTTTCGTCTGTTATAACAACCCCCGGTATGTTACTGGAAATTGACAGTGCTGGAAAATTCAAACCACACGCAACCGGCTCCGGCTCGGCTTCCCCTATATTCGCTCTTGAAGAAGAGTATGTCGGGGAATCGATCAGCACTAATTCTGCTGTTGGTGACATTGTTCGCGGCTTGTATGCACAGACAGGCGATGAAATATTCGGCTTGCTTGCAACCGGTGAAACTGCTGTTATTGGTAGTTACTTAGCTTCAAATGGCGATGGAACTTTATTGATCTATACGCCTGCCACCACCAACAAAGATGTTGCTATAGTTGGTCGTGCGCTTGAGGCTTTGACTGCTTCCGGTTCTACACGCTTATTGTTTGAGGTGATATAATGAAAAACCTTAGAAGTCAAATGGTTCACAATCAGGGCGAAGCGTCTATTGACGTTATTAACCCTGCCGATTTTTTCACACAATTACAGAACATGGGTTACAACCCTAATGTCCGCGCAATGACGATGAATGAAGTCGTTCCGATGATGCGCAATGCTACCGTTCTCCGCAAGGATCAATGGGAGCAGTTGGATGCTGCTGTTGTCAATGTAATGAAAGCGCGTTTGGTCGGTGTAGCTGATTTGTTTAGCCGTGGTTTGACTCTTAATCTTGGCGGGTTAGGAATCACCATGAGCGAATATGAAAAAGCCACTGAAATGACGGATGCAAATGTTGACATGGGTGGAACTGTACCAGGACAAGAAGATCGTCTGGAGTTTAGTTTGGTTCAAACTCCTATTCCTATAATCCACAAAGATTTTCGCTTAAATATGCGAATGATGGATGCAGGAAATAACGGTCCGGGCGTTGGTATTGATACGCTCCACGCAGAACGCGCCGCTTATCAAGTTTCCAAGATGATGGATGAAGTGTTGTTTAACGGTTCTTCGATGAAGGTAAACGCTCAATCGATATTTGGGTACACCACACAGACTAACCGTAACACCGGATCAATCTCTAATGCTTGGGATGGTGCAAGTGGTACACCTGTTGCAGATGTTCAGGATATGTTAGAAGCACTTTATGCTAAAAACGCATTTGGTCCTTTTGTTCTTTACGTTCCTAAAGCGTATTGGGCTCCGTTGCAAGCTGATTTTAAAGCTGAAAGCGATAAAACAGTTCGCGAACGTATTCTGGACTTTGTTGATATTGAGGACGTTAGAATGTCTGATCGCATTGATAATGAAGTTTGCTTGGTGCAAATGACGCGTGACGTTGTTGACTGGGCTTACGGTCAAGATGTTACTACAATTCAATGGTCAACTAATCCATTTACAACTCATTTCAAAGTGTTCACTGCTGCAGCTCCAAGGGTCAAAGCTGACTCTTCAAGTCAAAGTGGTATTGCTCATTGGTCTGAATAGTATTAGGTAATAACTAAGCCCCTCCTGATACCCCCTTTCCTGCTTCGGTAGGATGCCTTTCGGGGGGGGCTTTTTACAAGGGAGAATATTATGTCGAATAACAATATAAAAGTACGTTTAGTGAGTGGCTCATACAGCTACAGGAAAGCCGGTGTCTTTGGTCAAATAATGAAAAACCCCGGTGATGTTTTTGAAGTTCCAGTTTCGGTATTTAAAAAGCATAAAGATATTATGATTTTAGCTGATGAAAAACCTGAAAAGGTTAAAAAACCAGCAGGGAAATATGATATTTCCTATAAAGAATTACGCTCATTGGCAGTTGAACGCGGTGTAAAAGCCTCTGGAAAATCCGCTGCAATAAAGGCACGTCTTGAAAAGCAGGACAAAGAAGTACCACCCGCACCCAAAAGCGGTTTTCCGTTAGACCTGAAAGACAACAAATGGGAACTGTCTAATGGTTCGGTTTTTAGCGGTTCTAAAGATGAAGCTACCGAGGCAGAAGAGGCGTTATAATGCCGGTAGTTGATCCTTTTACACGGGCGCAAATATCTACAACTGATGCAACCTTAACCACGTTACAGACCCACACAATTCCAACGAATGAAGCGATAGGGTTTACGGTTGATATAACAGCATTTGAGCCGGCTACCGGTTTGAGTGGACATTGGTATCAATCGGTAGAATACAAGAACCTTGCTGGCGTGGTTACTAAAGTTGGAAGCGTTGTTAATCTTGCAAGGGTTCGTCAAGATGCTGATTGGTCAGTAACCTACACCATAAGCGGGACAAACCTATTAATCCAAGTAACCGGCGAAGCTGGTAAAACTATCACATGGAAAGGGTTGGTATTTACAACCCCGGAAGATGAGGACGATCCCAGTGTTGGAAACCTAATAAGTGGAACGGACTTAAAGCGCATTTTTGAAACTGATTTAACGGCTACTGAATTGGAATATTTTATAATTCCAGCCGATTTAATTATAGATCAAATGCTTGCTTCCTCTGGGTATTCAACCGCCTTGTTAGAACAAATCGAATTGTATTTGGCTGCTCATTTTGCGGCTTCTTGGTCGCAGAGATTAACAAGCCAGGACTTCGGAGATTCAGCCGCCAATTTTCAACACGCTAAAATCAATACACCGCTTGGATCCACAGATTATGGCCAACGGGTTATGCTATTGGATGTGAGCGGGATATTGGCAAGCAAACTCGGCAAGCCTGATATGAAATTTTCGGCTCTTGGTGTTAGCGTTGATATGACGGGGATAAACCGGTGAATTTAGTTCATGCAAGAATGTTTACAGCCACCATTATCGTGAATCCAAAAACAGGATATGGTGACGGTGGCTTTCCTACTTATGGCAGTTCGGCAAATTACACCGGGCGGGTTCATAAGAAGCGCACAGTTTCAAAAGACAAGGGCGGGGAAGAATTTGTTTCAGGCACTATTGTTCTGATCGATTCAGCCTATACACCCGCTTTAGGTGATAAAATCACCCTTCCAGATAGTTCAACTCCTGAAATGTTATGGTTTGAGCAGGGACAAAACCAGCATAACAATACAGATCATTGGAAGTTGTTTTTATTATGAGTGTCAAGGGCGTTAGAATGACCACGCGGAACATGGACAAGCTGAAAATCAGTATGGCTAAAGCGGCGTATGAGGGTGTTAGTGATGCGTTAGATCAGATTATGCGCTTATCGCAGAAACTCGTGCCGGTTGACCAAACAGATTTAAGACGATCCGGGGTTTTAATTGATATGTCAAAAAAGACTAAAGTCAAAATCATGTTAAGGTATGGCGGGGGAAGTGCGGCGGCGTATGCAGTTAGACAACATGAGGATCTAACTTTGCGCCATAAACCCGGCAAGAGTGCCAAATTTTTAGAACGACCAGCGAAAGCAATCGCAGGAATGGCAGTTAAAATTATATCTAAACCAGCACGCAGAGTTGTTAAGGGTGCTTTAGGACCAGCTTTCTAATGGTAGTTGACGACATATTTGCACACCTTGAAACCAATTCTTTAATCGGTGGGAGTTCTGGCTGGACAGGATACAAGGGTTTTATGCCTGACAGTCCGGATAATGCAGTAGGAATTTTTAACACAGGCGGGGCAGAACCGGAAAAAGGTTTCAGCCTACGCTACCCAACTTTTCAAATCCGCGTCAGAGGCGTTGCAACTGAGGCAGGAAGAACCGCAATGATAGCAAAGGAAGAGGCAATTTATGCTTTACTTCACGCTATTGCGAACGCAACGATCAACAGTGTTAGTTACGCATACGTCATAGCGTCAAGTGATCTTCTTGATATGGGACGTGATAAAAAACGTAGACCGGAAATGACACGAAATTACAGAACAGCAATTAATAACTAATGGAGGTCACGGTATGACAAATACTTTGATATTAGCACTTTTACCCATACTTGGTATAATCATAAGCCTATTCGCACGAAGCGGTGGTATTCAGGCAATCAGAGGCGTTCTTACTCATAATATGGCGGCGGTTAGCGGTGTTACAATGCTTTTAGCCATTGATGTGGCTGGTGGTAGTTCTTTTGCTTCTTTAGGGCAAGAACAAAGCACTACGGTTAGTTTTACAACTGACAAAGCAGATGCCACCACAAAAGACAGCGTGAACTGGGAAGAAAATATTTCAACAATCCGGCACGTTGCGCTCACATCAAGCGGTATTCTTGACGAAACAGATACGGCTTGGGGCAAACTTTTGACAGCATGGTTTACTACTGCTGGTCCTTTACAAATCGAAGCAAGAATAACCACGCCCGGCGCGACTACTTTTATTGGTCAGGCTCATATTGATAGCTTGGATTATGAAGGAAATCATGATGGCACATTGAATTACAGCTTATCATTGAGTGGTAACGGCGCATTCGTAAAAGCATAGGTGTAAAAATGATGAAACTATTTAGCCTCTTATTCGGGGTAAAAACAATCCGCGCTGTCATGGTTCAAAACATGGCGGCGGTTTCGGCGGTTACGTTTCTCATCTATTCGCGCAATGAAAAACAGGTTGTAACTCTTACAAACGGTTCAGCAGGGGAAACCTTTAAACTAACCTTTGAGGGTCAACTAACTACCGCGATTGCTTATGACGCAACGGCGGCGGCTTTAGAATTAGTACTTGAAGCCTTATCCAATGTCGAAGCAGGCGAAGCCACTGTATCAGGTAGCGCGGGCGGTCCTTATACCGTTGAGTTCTCCGGTCAATGGGCTGGTCAAAATGTAGACATAATGACAAGTTCGGCAGAGGTCGGGGATCTATCCGTTGCGGTTACAAATACAACACCGGCAAACACTTTGCTCGCTGGTAATCGTGGCTTGGCTATGAACCTGACGGCAGATAAAGCAGACTTCACCAATAAGGATAGTTTGAACTGGGAAGAAAGTTTGTCATTGATACGGCATTATTCAGTAAGTGGCGATTTCGTAATTGATGAAACGAACGCGGCATTAATGGGGATGCGTGAAGCATTTTTTAACAAGAAACAAGTCAATGTGAGAATAATTACACCGGGGGCGGTTGAGTTCACCGGAATAGCCAACCTTGACAGTTACGATGAAGAAGGACCGCACGATAATATTTACAGTGCTTCTATTTCATTGTCAGGAAATGGCGCATTGGTTAAGGCCTAAAAAGGGGATAACATGAAGAAGTATGCAGTAGAATTAGAACTGGGCGGCAAGACAAGATCATTATGTATTGATTTTATGACAGCCGCAAAGCTGGATGAGTATTTAGAACCGCGTTACCGATACGGGTTTTTATCCGCATTGACGCTCACAGTAGGTGGCAATATCAATTTTGATATAATTGGTACGATGATCTATTATGGAATTGCCGATGAAGATAAAAGCCTAACCCGCGAAGGTGTTATGAAAATGCTAAGTGAGGAAATCGGTGAGAGTCGTTTAACTGTTGAGAAATTACAGCTATTGATTAACCGGGCTGTTACTAATTCCGGCATACTGAAAATTGAACCGGAGGGCGAAGGTGACAAGGAAAAAGACCCTTTACTTTCGACCGATGGATAACGCATTATAAGAACTGGGGGATGGGTTACTTAGAACTGTCCCCTAAAGATTTTTGGAGATTAACCCCATCGGACATAAACGATTTAACCGAAGCAAAGGAGTACCGCGACCAGTTAGATAAAACGGATTCACGAATTGCTTATATGCTGGCGAATCTCATGTCACCATATATGAAAAAAGGTCGAAGAGCAAACATGAAAGACTTTATGATGAAATGGAAAACGAAAAAACCGGTGGAGAAAAACCCGGTTGACATGAGAGAAAAACTACGGGAGTTCAGAAATGACTGAGAGCCTCGGAACAATTAGCGTCACTTTTGAAGCTGAACTCAAACGATTTAATGACAATGTAGATGCCGCAAAAAATAGAGTACAGAAGAACTCTAAATTAATGCGCCAAAGCGTTGCGGCGGTTAAAAAATCATTTCTTATATTAGGAGCGTCAACCCTTGCGCTCGGTGTAAAATCCCTCAAAATGGCGGCGGACTTTGAAAAAGGTTTGAAGGAAATCGGTACATTGATGGGTGGTATAACCAACGATCAAATGAAATCCATGTCCAAAGAATTGAGAAACATTGCAGGGGAAACTGGATTGGCTCTTGATGAATTGACAAAAGCCCGTTACGATATTGTTTCTGCTGGTTTTGCCGATGCCGCAGAAAGTGCGAAGTTATTAGACAGTGCTTCACGTTTAGCGGTTGGTGGTGTTACCAGCGCGGCAAGTGCGGCGGACATACTCACAAGTGCATTAAACTCTTATCAATTAACTGCTGACGATGCCGAAGATGTCAGTGATATATTATTTACCACTGTAAAACAGGGTAAAACCACCATGGACGAATTATCCCAAAGTCTTGGTCAGGTTTTGCCTATTGCTAAAGCGGCGAATTTAGATTTAAAAGGCGTGGGCGTTGCAATGGCGACACTTACCGCCGGTGGTCTTAATACCGCAGAGTCAACAACCGCTTTAAAGGGCGCATTGATGGCTCTATCTGCTCCAACCGATGAAGCAAAAAGAGCAATGCAAAACGCCGGTATCGAAGTAAAAAGATTTGATGATGGGACGTTTGATCTCGTTGGGACTATGAAACAATTCCAGGGGATGGATTTAGCGGCGTTAAAAGATTTCGTACCTGACCGCCGGGCTGGGACTGCTATTATTTCAATGGCAAACAACATGGACAAATTGAATACAAACACCGAAGAGTTCATTGATGTCTCAGGTGCTTCACAAGGCGCATTTGAAACAATGGCCGAAAGCATGAGCGTAAAAGCCTC